TTTGAATTCAAACTCTGGTTTATTCTTTAGCTTTTGTACTACATCTTTTATATTGCTTCCATCAAAGTTTACTATGTATGCGTTCTTGTTATCTTGTACACCTATTTCTTTTAAGTATGGAAGCGGTGTTACTATCATTGGTATGTTTCTATATAGTGTTTCATTTATAAAGTATGAGCATGCTTCTGACTTGCTTAGTAGTACTCCATAATCTGCTATTGATATAAACTTATCTACATCTAGTCTATTATTTATCCAGATAATGTTTTTAGATTTTACTACATCTCTGTCATTGCTTATAATAAACCATATGTAGTTAAGTCCTTGTTTATCCATCTCATTTATTAGTTTCTGCATTAACTCCGTTCCTTTTGCTGGATGTAGTCTACTTGCAGTTACTAGCACTATTGGTTTTTCTGTTTCTATTGTCAAAGGGTTATAACTCATTCGTATATTTGGTACTTGTAATAACTCTTTCATCTTGCCTTGTAAGAACTTTGTTATTGCTATGTACTCAATTATTCTTGGATGAGGTTTAGGCTTTCGTTTATAAATTGGGCTTGAATAGTCAGCATGAAATACTTGATAAATCTTAGCTTCTTTGTTTATGTAGTTTATCAATGACTGGTCATAGTTTATTATTGCTACTTTGCATTTTATTTGTTGAATACTATGTATATAAACTGGGCAATACTTTTCTATTCTTAGTCTTTGTTCTGGATCTATTGTCTTAGTTACTACTGCCATGTCATAGTCTTTGTATTTCTTTACCATTTCGTATACATATGTTTCTATTCCGCCTAGTGGTGATATAGTAGGCATATATAAAATATTGTCATGTTCTATCATCATAATTCTTCTACCATCTCATTTATTGATTTCATGTATAGCTCTAGCTCTGGTTTTAGACCTAGCTCTGGTCTTTCTTTGATTAGTCTGTATAGTTCTCCGCAATATTCAAATCTATACGCTTCCCATTTTGGGCTGTATGTTATTCTTTCTTTGTTATCACTATTCCAGTAATGAGTGGCTCTACCTAGATTTGTGAAAGTGTTTGACTTTAATATAAGCTCGTAGTTTTGTATTCTGTCCTCATATAATGTTCCTTCTGGAAATGGCGCTTTTAGATATAACTCTCTTTTTGCTGCTTTTAGCCATGGTGCTGGATAAGGGTTGTAAAATGCTTCATCTTTGTTCTTTATATCTAAGACTCTAGTTTCTTTTTCCATCTTATACCCTAAGTAACATATATCTTCACCTTTTAGTTTCTTGTCTATGTCCTCTAGTACTTTATTGTCTATTAAGTAGTCATCGCAGTCTATACAAATTATGTATTCGCCTTCTGCCTCTGCTATCCCTACATTACGAGTTCCGCCATTTAGTCTTTTTGTTTTATTTATAAATAATTTATCCTTTTTTCCTAATAATGGCTTTATTAGATCTACCGAGTTATCTTCGCTTATGTCATCTACTATAATTAGCTCATAATCTGTAAATGTTTGATTGTGTACTGACTCTATGAGTTTCTTTATATATTTAGAGCTATTATAGTTCGGTACTACTATACTAAATCTCATTATTTTTTGGCTTTCTTAGTTGTTTTTGTAGCTTTTCTAGTTTTAACCTCTTTTTTAGCTACCTCTACCACTGGCTCATCTGGTGTTATTGTTATTATCTCTGGTCTAAGTTCTTCAATGAATTTAGCCTTGTAGCTATTGTTTCCTTTTAGTATTTCAGCTCTTACCTCTGATACCTCGAATATTTCACCAGCTTCTGGTATGTAGTCTAATTCAAATGGTTTTACGTTTAGTTTAATGAATTGATCCGTAGCTTTTACTTTCATATTCTTTCTCCCTTCTTTACTACATCTCCATTCTCATCGAATGTGTATTCTTCTGCCTTTGCTTCAAAGTGTTCTTTGTTATGGCATTCTCTGCATAGACTTTCTAGATTATCTATGTTATAAAATATCTCTGGCTTCCAGTAGTTCTTATCTGTTACGTATTCTTTATGATGTACTATTTCTACTGGCTTGTATATTCCTTGCCTTGCACATCTCTCGCATACTGGGTTAGTTCCTATCTTGAGCCTTCTTAGCTTTCTCCATCTCTCGCTTCTGTATAATCTGGCGATTTCTGGTATTTCTCTGTAAGTCATACTTTAAGTCATCCCTCTTTTCGTATTCCTCTGTTAGTAATTCTTTGTCTAGTTCGTATTCTAGGCATCTTACCATTCCGTCTATTGTTCTTCTTATATCGCATATGTCTTTGTTTCTGTTCTTGCAATATGGACATATGACCTCTATGTATCTCTTAAAGTCCATGTAATTCTCCCTTCTTATGGAGATGGAAGGAGCAAGTGTAGGATGAGTTCTTGCTCCTTTTGGTTTCAGCTTTGACGTTTAGTGTCATTGCTGTCTTATATAGGTAGCTCATCACTACCTATCTGTCCTTATCAAAGTAAAGGAACGAATACTTGACATCAAAAAAAGCCACCGCTCGCTCGGTAGCCTTCCTTGACTTGATACAATTATAACATACTTTTTTTAAGAAAAAGTGTATAAAAAGTGTAAGAAAAGTGTATTTATTTTTATTTCTCCTTATTGTATTTATCAAAATTATATACTTCTTTTAAGTCTAATTTTTTAATTATTCCTCTTAGTGTTTGTGCATAATCATCTTGTAAACTATATCCACTATGTAAATATTCTAATATTTCTTCGTTTAATAGTTCTTCTAATATACCATTTTCTTTTTCACTCATTTTATTTCTCCTCTAATAATTCTTGTAATATTATTTTAGCATCATAAGTTCCATTAGATAATTCTTCTATTTTTTCTCTTATTTTATCTTTGCTAATAAAATCATTTCCAAAATTTCTTTCAAAATCTTCTCTTATCATACAAATTATTTCTGCATTATCAGGTAAATTATGTGTCATACAAGTTTTTATTTTTGTTCTATTTTCATTTTGTTTTTTATAATATTCTATTTCTTCTTGTTGTTTTTTTATTAAATTTAATATTATCTCTATTTGTTTATTATCTAACATATCTACTTCTAAACATTTTATTGCTTCCTTTTCTTCTTCACTCATCATTATCTCCTATTTTTTCATTGCTTCATAAACCGCATATACTAAGTTTCTGTGTTTGTTCTTGAATGTGTCCTCGCTTATGTGTATTTCATCCATTATTGCGTATTTGTTCATGTCCTTCTTTTCATATAAATGCTCGAATATTGCTTTTGTGTCTTGGTCTACTAATTCTAAGGCTCTTTGTATTGCACCATATTCCTCGTAGCTTTGCTGTATTGCTTTATCTTCATCTAGTCTTATTACTGAACTTGCTACTACATCTGATATTGAGTATTTGCTATGTGGCATTCCGATCCATGTTTACTCCACTTAATTGCATGATGTCTAATCTACGAGTTAGTATATTCATGCAGTTGTATGAGTATCTTTTTAAGCATGCCCTTGCTTTATTATATTCTTCTTTTGGTATTCTCATCCGCATTACCCCTTTATCTTTAATTCGAAATTATCAAAGCATGTTCTGTATCCGTATTCTGATTTGTACATATGCATATTTGGTTTTATTGTCTTTTCGTAGTGGTATAATGTTCTATCGTATATGTGTGTCTTTGGTGGCTCTGTTACGTATTTCTTTTTTTCTGGTGCTGGCATTACTGCTCTAAGCATCTTCATGTATTCGTTCGCTCTTGTCATCCGTTATCTCCTTTTTATATAATATCCTACTTTTGGTTTCTTTATCATCTCTATTCCTAGTACTTTTAATTTCATTTTTACTCTGCTCATTGTTGCGAAAGCGAAACTTGTTGATACGTTATAGCCTAGTACTTTACTTATTGTTCTTTGCATTTCATCTGTGTCCAGATATTCGTCTTGTAATTTCTTAGCTTTGCTTTTTGGTATTTCTTCTAAGCCTAGGTTGTATCTTAGTTTGTTTTGTTCTTTGAATGTTAGCAATAGTACTATTATCGTTTCTGCTTCTGTAAATTTCATCATCTGGTCGCCTATTGCTAGTATTCCTCTGTATTCGTCTAACATCTTACTCATCCTTTCCTATTGCTGATCCAATTATCAAAATTACTAAAATTATAAATATTATAAATCTCATCTTGTACCTTCTTTGCTATTAATTTATCTACAAATTTTTCATATTCTGACTTTTTATTGTGTTTGTTAATTATAGCTCTGTATATTAATCTTTCTTTTATTTGTTTTTTATTCATCTGTAATATTCCTCTGTTTGTTTTCTTAGTTCTTCTTTTTTCTTCATTCTAGTTAGCTTTCTTGCTTTTATCTTTTTTCCGTCTGTGCTTATCTCTGATGCATCTACTCTGATATTTGTTTCGTCTTTATCTGTTAGCTCTATCTTGACCTCTTTATATAGTTCTTGGCTTGTTACTACTCTATCGCCTTCTCCATCATTTTCTATTATCAAATATGAGTAGTACTCATTTGGTGATATCTTTTCCGCTTCTTTTTCTATTTCTTCAAATGTTTCTCTGTATATGATTTCATTGTCATAACTACCAGTTATTTTCTTTTTGTATAGTCTGTACATTTATCTACCTCTTTTTTATCTTTTCTAGTTCCTATCAAATATATTATTGTTGCACCTATTTCTATTGGTGATAATAAAATATCTGCTATTATGCTTACTGGTATTACTAATGCACTCGATAGTATTGTTATTAAAATGCTTACAAATATGTCATGTGTGTCTTTATAGTTTGTGTCTTGCCAGATGTCTATTATCATGATTTTAATAAATACGCTCGTTATCATTTTTCTTTTTCCTTTCCGTAAAGTATTGTTGTAGTACTGGCTCTAATTCTTCATAATGATCTAGATATTGATTGATATTCCATAGTGTATTTAGTCTAGATATACCTTCTTCTGAGCTTTTATTCATCTTGCCTAATTCTTCTAGCTCTGTTAGTAAATGTCTTTGCATTGCTCTGATTTCTTTTTTCTCATATTTATTCATCTTCATCTCCCTTATGTTTTAATAAGCACTCATATATTATTTTTTCTAAAACATTTATAACAATGCTATTACCTGCTTGCTTATATAGTTGTGCGTTGCTATTGACTTTTTGTGCTTTTTCAAAACTTTCATCAGAAAAACCGCATTAATCTCCAACACTCTTTTGGTGTTAATTTTCTTATTTTTAATTCTCCCTCATTTGTAGTAACAGTCTTTAATAAATGTGGTGTGCTTGCATGAGTTCCAGCTGGTATTGTTCTACAAATTCCATCATCACTTTGTAGTAAATCTTGTTGATGTTTGGCGTTTCTATTATTTTCTTTAACTATTGTTGCACTTAAAGTTTCATAATTTTCTTTTGTTACAACTCCCATATTGTCATTACATTGTAAAGTTTGTGATACTTGATGTCCTACCCTTCCTCGTCTTGTTGTACTATTTGGATAGGCTAAATTTACACTATCCCCATTAGTTGCTATGTCATAGCCTTTTTTTGTTGCATTTTTTATTAGTAACATACTAGCGTTTAGACTTGTATTGCTTTTAGCTGTTATGCAGTTGCAAATATCATCTCCTGTTTGTGCCTCTTTTATTGGGTTTCTAAAACTTTTCCAGTTTAGTATGTTTACTATCTGGTCATCTCTTAAATAGTATTTTTCGTCCACCTCAGTATCTAACATATCTTTTAATCTTAATACTAGTGGCTCTGCCTCTGGAAATATGTATCCGTTATCAATGTCTTTTCTAATTGATAATGTGTAAACCCTCTCTCTATTTTGTGGTATGCCATAATTCTTAGCATTTAGCACTTTGTAGTAAGAGTTGTACCCCCCCTCACTCATTATGTCAACATATTTTTCAAAGTTATGTATGTGTGTTTTACTAAGTAAGTTTTTTACATTTTCCCATAGTACATATTTAGGCTTTAGTTTGTTGACTATTCTAATTGTTTCATACATTAGACTTGATCTAGTACCACTACCCTCGTCTCCACCAGCTTGTCTACCTGCTACAGAAAAATCTTGACAAGGGCTGCCGTGCATAATAAAGTCAACGTCTATATCTTTATCCCACTCTGTTATATCTTGTGGCTCATAGTTTGTGCCGTTTATCGCATTGTAACTATCTACTGCGTGTTTATCTATTTCAACATAATCTGCAATTTTATAAGGTATTCCTAATCTTTTGAATGCTTGTGTGCAAGCACCTATTCCACCAAATAATTCTAATATTCTAATTTCTTCACTCATCTCTTATCTCCATTATTACTTTTGCTTTATCTCCATATTCAAAGTTATCCTCGAATGCTGTTACTATTTTTCTATTGTCATCTTTTAGCTTGCCAGATTTTACTAATGCATCTAGTATGAATTTCTTAGCAAAGCATATATTATCTAAATCTCGCCTTTTGTTTTCTTCTACCCATGTAAAGTTTATTTTTACTGGCTTTTGAAATTCTGGTATATATTCCAGATATTTTATTATGCTATCCTCTGTTCTTCTTTTAAGCTCTGCACCAGCAAATTTATTTTTTCGACATGCGTTTATATAATCGTTACAGCTGGGTAGCTTTAGTGGTATTGTTACTCTTATCATCTTTATTCTCCTATGTTGTAATCTATGCGAGGTATGTGGTTACCGTCTATTGCGTATCCTATGAATGCTGTTTCGTATTCATCCCTTGCTTCTTGTACTTTCTTACTAGCTTGTAATTCTGGATATTTACTTTGTACTTTTCTTCTGGCTCTTTCTATTGTTTTGAATGATATTACTCTTTGTGGTTTTAGTAATATTTCTCCATATGGTCTATATAGTTCTTCTGGTGTTAGCTTTTCTATTACTCTAAATGTCAAGTAATAATCATTATCTCTGCATTCCTTATATTGTTCTAGTAGTTGTTTTACTAAGTCCTCTACTTTGTAAAGTCCAGTTTTGGCTTTTATAATATTTTTTCTCATCCTTCCTATCTCCATTTCTTATATATTAGTTTTTCTTCTGTCCATCCGTTATATTTGTCTTTTAGATATTCTCTAAATCTTTTCTTTAATTCTTGCCTATGTTCTGAGTTATCATATCTTGCATGACATTCATTGCATAGTGTTAGTATGTTTTCCTCTATTCCCAGTCCGCCTTGGCTTCTTGCAATGAAATGACAACATGCATTTGAAACATCTACCCACCTACCACATAGTAAGCAGTGTTCATTATCTCTTTGGTAGACTTTGTGCTTTACCTCTTTACTTATTTCTAATGCTTTCGTTCTTTTCGATTTCATCTAACATCGCCCTTATTTCTTCTTCTGGTCTAGTTTCAATTCCTAGTTCTTTCGCTTCTTGTACTAATGCATCAATTAGCCTACTCATCTCTTTGGTGTTATATGAGCTTGATCCATAATAGCAATTTACTCTTACGCATTTATCTTTTCTTGCTGTTTCCTCTACTTGGTATCCTAAGCCTTGCCTTTGCCATATCTCTTTGAATTTATCAAATGCCACCTCGGTTACTATGAATGGTACGAATGTACCGAATGTTCTGATGTGGTCTTTGTAAATGTCCTCTTTTGAGAATATCGCACCATCTTTGCTTAGTTCTTTTGCTATCTGGTCGCATAGTACCCAGCAGTATGAATTTGCATCTAGGCTTCTTTTCTCTCTGTGCTTTTTTATTTCTATTTCCAAATCTTCATCTTTTAGATTGTTTAATTGTTCTAATTGATTTGTTGATATTGTCTGACTTATTTTTAGTAATAGCTCTGTGGTGTTATTCATAAAGTCTATTTTTATATCTTCTATTGTTCCTCTCATGATAAACCTTCCCAGAAATACTGCTCAATTAAATCTTCTGTATTTCCTTCATCTTTGTGTTTGTCTAAATATTCTTTCAGTAATGGATCATCTGTCGGCTCTTTTATTTCTTTATTACTAAAAGATATAATATTATTCTTATTATTCTTACATTCTTGTTTGTGTTCACTTGTTGTTCGCTTGTTGTTCACTTGTTGTTCAATTTGATGTTCACTCGATTGATATTCATTCCATTTAAGTATTGATATTAAGCGGTTTTTTGTACCGAGTTTGTTGTTCAATTTGATGTTCGATTTTGAAGGTTTTTAGAATTCTTTGCACTTTTGCTTCTGAAATTTTTAATTTTTCAGCTATGATTTTTCTACCAGTAATTAGTTGACCTTCTTCAAGTGTTACTCTTTCGCCATTGAATATTACATCCGTTTTTTTATGTGTTGCATGTAATAATAAGTATATCCATACCGCCAGATGGTCATTGTCCTTAAAAATAATAGGGTTATCTAGTATTTTTCTGTGTAATTTGATCCATCCTTGTTCCATCTCTCTCCCTTCTTTTAGATATTAAGGGCTATCGGTTGTTACATCCTTGCTTATATTTTTCGATAGCCCTAGACTTAATAGGGGCTTTCCACCCTTTTATATTTCTAGCTTTTGCTAGTTGGTGGCTTTAATAAATAAACCTCTTGATTGTTTTGGTTTTCAATTTGTAAGCCTATAATTCGTTTATTTTCAATTTTTATTGCTGATACATGAAATTTATCTTTTAAGACATTTTTTCCGTTTTTTAGCTCGGTTTTGTATCTCTCAGCTGGTATCCAGATAAATGGTGCAGTATATAATTCTCTGCCTATTCCTATATTGAAACATGCTCGCTTAAAGCTATCACTTGCCTCGCCTTTTTCTTTTTCTGTATTACTTTCTGATCCAGCATCCCATTTGGTTACCCATTGTTGCTTTTTCTCATCCCATATTGAAACACCGCAGTAGATATTTCCTTTTAGTTCTTTATGATCTCGCATCCAGTTTTCGGTTCCTAGTGTTTCATCTAGTATGTCCATATCTACTCTTGCATTTTTATAAAGTAGTAATGTAAGTCCTTTTTCATTCATCATGCCTACTCTAAGTTCGATTTCGCTCGGTTGTAAATCTCTAAATTGCATCTTGACATTCTCCCCTCTTTTCTCCTAACATTCCATTGTCATATCTTCTTGATCTTTCGTCTTCTATTTGTTTGAGCGTACTTGTAATAGTTTTTAGTTGTCTTTTAATAAATTCTTCTTGTCTTAAAAGAGTGTTATTATCCATATCTTTTATTTCCATTACAAAGCACCCCTTTCATATTCCCTATTCAAGGCTCTGATTTCATCTTCCCATATCTTGCCTTGTTTTTGATTTGCTACATCTAGTTCTTTTTCTAGTTCATCTATTGTGTATTCTATTTCTGTGGCTTCATCATCGTATAAGCCTTTGATACTATCTTTTGCTAGTTCTAGATGTTGTAGTGCTTCTGTTAATGCATCAATTTCTTCTTCCATCTCCTATACCTCTTTACTTTTTAATTTTTTTATGTTATAATCTTTTTAGTAACAATTTTGTAATGTTTTTGTGGGCTAGTTTATGACTAGCTCTTTTTTTGCGTTTTCGATAATTTCTTCAAGTTTTTCTGTATTTGCACCTAGTAGTTTTAATGCCTTTACTTGATCCTCGATTTCAAATAAAATTTCCATTCCATCTCCCCCTTTCTATATTTCTTCTAGTATTGCCATCAAACAGCCTAAGCCTTGTAATAAAGGTACTGACATCCATGTTAATATGAATATTCCTATTGCCTTTAGTATTAGCTTTTTGTTTTCTGGTGTGATTTTTTCTTTTTTTCTTTTGTTTCTCATCCTACATTTCTCCTTCCATAAAAAATAAGCAGTACCTTGCTTTCGCTTGATACTGCTTGCTTTCATCGTTTTTGTTATCGGTTTACATAACATCGTCAAACTTTGATTTCACGCAATAGTGTATCAAGCCCTATGATGTATCACTCTGTTGTTATCTTCTTTATATATCATCTACTTTTTATTGTCAATGCTTTTCTTATAACTTTTTTGTCTGTTTCTTGCTAAAATCTCTGTAAGTCTTGCTATTCTAGTGTTATATGTTATATTACATTTTTATTACAAAGTTGTTATTTTTACTATATTTTTCTAGTTGTCAAATTCCTTGAAAGTCCACTCCTCTCCCCTATTCCGAGGTTTTTGTAAGTGTAAAATATAGGTTATTTTTAATAAAATTGCATAAAAAAAGAGGTAGGCTGATTGCCTACCTTTATGTCAACTCTAGTTGCTATTAGAATAATATTGATATAGTGTCATAGCCTATAATTCCATCAGCTTGTAAATTGTTATCTCTCTGGAATTGTGTCACTACCTCTAATGTTTTACTACCGAATTCGTCATCGACACCATCATGTTGTATACCGCTATCTCCTAAGTCATAGCCTTTGTGGTATTTTAATCTGCATTGACACCAGCCTACTAAATGATTGCTCATGCCTTCTGCTAAGTATACCTTATGCTTAGACCATTCTGTTTCTTTTCCGTAAATTCCATCTTCTTCAATGTAGCCATATTCTGATCCATATGTAGCATTCCAACTTGTTTGATAGTCAAGTATTACTTTATCAAATACTGGCTCTGGTTTTGGTGGTACTGGTGTATCATCGTATCTTGGTTTAGCATAGCCATGAATGTATCCAGCATTTATTGGATATACGTATTCATCTACGCAGTCATCGTGATTGCCTTCTATTGTATAAACGTATTCTGAGTTAGCTTCTGTTACTATTCCGACATGGTCATAGTCGCCAGTGTAGTCCCAATCAAAGAATATCAAATCGCCTTTTTCTGGTATAATGTGTTCATTAGTTGTTATTCCCATGGCTTGCATTTCTCCAAAGCCAGTAGTGCATCCAGCAAATTTAGGTATAATGTCCTCTGGTATTCCTACTTGAAAAGCACACCAGCTAACAAACATAGCACACCATGGGTTATAGTTTAGTCCGTACCACTCGCCATATTTAGTATCGTTATTGTAGCCTTCTTGATAGCCCTTTTGTGATAGTGCTATTGCTACTATTTCATCTCTTTTGCTCATATTTTATCCTTCCTTAATTTTTCTTGAAAAAGCCCTAAAAAACAACGCACGAGAATCGATTTTAAGGCGTTTTTATTTTTGGTTAATATACTTTTATGTCTTAAAAATGGCTATTTTAAGCCTTTTTCTACGTCTGAAATCTCTCTGTTGTAAGATAGTGTTGATATACCTAAAATTGTACCTAAAAATGTATCAAATGCTACTGCGATTGTTAAAACTATTTGTGTGTACTCAAAATTTAATGTATTCATAACAACACCTGCAAACGTGATTAAGGCAGGTAGGAAAACGATTGTGATCCATTTAAGCCAGTCATATAATTTGTTATTTAGCTTCATACTCCATCCCCCTTTCTATAATTTACCCTCGTTTTTTAGCCTTTCCGTTGATGCATGAATGTAAGAATTGCCACCGAGTTCGGTGTACTTATCATAATTTTCCCAGTATCTTTGTTCTTCTGTTTTAGATAAGCCACCGCCTCTTTCTAACTTGGCTATTGACTGAACTAGATAGTTCTTGCAGTTATCTAGTTGTACTTTTTCTATTTCTCTTATTAAATCTTCTTTTTTGACATTCTTTCTATTTGTGTGTAAATTTACTATTGAAACGATTAGTGTAAAAATTCCAGTTGTTATTGCTACTATAATTTCTGTCATTTGCGTTCCTCTTAATCTGTTGATTTTGTATATTCTACTATTGCTACTATATTAAAACCACTAGTATTTGAACCTAGTCTTATTTGTAATTCATTACTTCTCATAAAAAATCTCATATAGTCTGACGCACTGCTATAATAACTATTGAATACATAATCGCCAGAGCCGACCGCATTAAATCTGACCTCTGCTCTTTGAACAAGACGCATATTCGCTACTCCTAAACTGATTCCAATAGATGTTGTTCCACTTGGTATTGTATAATCTATCACTTTTCTATATAATGGCCTTCCATCTTTCCATGTACCTATTCTTTTTTCATCTGTACTATATACATCATAATCGTTTTCTAATAATTCTTCTTTTGTTTCATCTACATATTCTTTTACTGGCTCTACTATGTCTAATACATCTTCATTATTAAGTAATCGGCTTTGTATATTATATTCTATTGTAATATTTCCATTACTTATTACATTTGTTAAACTATCATATGTGAATGCTGACTTTGTTTCATCTGGTGTTAATATTAATGTATCAGCTTTATATGGCTCATATGTGGTTGCTGTACTACCTTTTTCTAGTTGTATTGTTGTTGGTTTTCCTACATAATGTCCTGCATACATATAAGCAGTATTGGCTGGTGCTGTTGATGTTATTTCTAATGTTGTATTATTAGCTGTTCTCCCTATTAAAGTATTACTACTATCAAAAAATGCAATAGCAATAATATTGTTTTGGGTATCAGTTGTACTATATGTTGCTTTTAATGTAAAAGTATCTCCCTCACTACATTTATATTTTTGTATACATGTACCAGTCCAAGCAGAAATAGTACCATCTGCAAAAGTCCATAAATTATTTATAATACTCTCATCAAATAAATTCTTACCACATATTTCTACCTCTGTATTATAAGGGTTATAGCTTGTTGCAGTACTACCTTCTTCTAGTTGCACATTTGATACTTCACTTGGTGTTACATTACCGTCACCTTGTTTACCAATAAGTAATTTCAAATAATTTGTATTTGCTGGTGTTGTAAATGTTCTTGTTATATTTACCCATCCATCTGTCGAACTAATAAAACTCATACTTGCATTATAAAATACAACTATAACTTTCATATTGCTTGGAACAGAAACTGTGTATGTTGTGTTAGCATTAACCTTAGTGAAGTTTGAACTTCTTAATCTTGTAGTATTATCTTCTGGAGTTCCTCCATTAAAACCACCTTGCTCGATTTTTTCATCAAATAAATTCTTACTATTACTTGTTACTTTACAAGTATCGGCTACTGATGTAAGGCTTAGGCTAGTGCCAGTGGCAGTTTGTATACTACCACTAGCTTTCTTGTTTACGCCTTCTTGTATTATCATTACTGCATTGTCTTTTTCTATGCTATCCGCTTGTAGCATTTCGCTTACTTTTATTTCTTCCATTATTCTCCCCATTCTGTTCTGATTAGCTTATCGTTTTCTGTAATAATAGGCTTACTATCTTCTGTAATCAGAACTCTTTTAGTTGTGAAATAATCTTCTACTTTTACTTTAATCTTGAAACGATCTTGTATATAAATAGTAGATGGCTCTACTATTATTTCAGTTATTCTTGCCATAGTTATCTCCCTAATTTACTACATATGTAGATGTTCCACTATAAGTCTTAGAGGATGTGCTTGTTTCATTTTCACTTGTAAGTATATTAAATGTTGTTCTGTATGTTCCGTTAACTAGTTTCAGTATTGAAAAACCACCATCTGCAGTTGTGTTTACTACCCCTGCACTACCAGATAGAGAAGAAGGTAGCATTCTTGCCCCAGCTACTAATATGGCACCATCTACGCTTGTTCTACTAACTTTTGCCCAGTCTGGCATTGTTATAGTTGGGAATGTTTGTATACCAGTTTTTCCTTGGTTTATTGTTACTGACCAGTTTGCTTGAACTACATTTCCGTTTCTATATAATGTCATCGTAGCAGTTCCATTAGTTTCTGTGAATGTAAATGTTTGAGTATTTGTTGGTATTGTTGTTGTTATTGATAGGTTACTTGAATTATCATATGTTGCTGAGCCAGTTACTGCACCACTTAGTGAAGCTGTACCGCTTTTTAATACCCATAAAGAGCCATCATCTATGTCTTGTATGTGTTGTCTGATTTCCTCGTAGATATCTTCAAAGTCTATAAATGTTCTCATATCTTGAAAGTCTGTAATTCCAGAGCTAGGGTTTCTAAATCTTGCTAGCTCGTATTGATATACTCCAGCATTGTTTTTTACGATGTTTGTTTGTGTTAGTGCTGGATAAGCATTAGCACCTTTGATTATCTTGTATGCACCTTGATTGAATTCTGTTGTAGTATTTGTTTTGTCTAAGTCTATTTCAATAATTAGTTTGCAGTACATGTTATCTGCACCAGCTGAGATTGTTGTTGATGTATCTTCTTCTAGTAATCTTCCTTGAATTAAAATAGCACCGCTGTCTATTGTTACGTTTGAGCCAGAGTATGTTACTGCCATTCCGTTTTTGTAGTTGTTGCTTACACCATTTGTGCCATTTGCAAATGTGTCAATGAATAAAGCGAACATTTGATTTTCAAATAATTGATTTGCGAATACTTGACCTTTTAACATTATTTTTTCTCCTTTAATAATTTGTCTATAAATTTAACTCTTATATTACCGCATGTGTATTGATAAAATTTAGATGTTGTTATTGTTACCGCTGATATATAAGTGTCATATATAGCCGACTCTTTAGTCTTTATTGCTATTGGTGTTCCGATTGGTATGTATCTATCTAAGTAATTGAACGTAATATTATGATTGTATGTGTTTGATTTCATCTCATCTAGTGCTGATTGGTTAGCATCTTCGTAGTTTTCTGTGTAAATTGTTGTTACTTTTCCGTCAGCTCTATCTGGATCGTTCATGTTTGTAGTTGTTGTTCTATCTGTTTTTAAGTATAGCGTATATTCTCCAGCTTGTTCTTGGTCATTTACTTTTGAATAAAGCACCGATACTTTTGCTACTACATCAGTTTCAAATACTTCCTCATAACCGCTTATTGGTTGAGCATTTACGTCTATCAATTCCTTAGTAGGCTCTTGGTTAGTTATGCTCATTTTTAATCGGTTATCTACGATTTCAAATTGATATACTATGTTGTAATTCTGTGTGCAGTTTGTCATCCATGTATGTAAGTTGTATATGCCATTGTCTACGTTTGTTACTGATGTTTCTTTTGGTGTATGTGTTTTGACCTCTACATCTAGCCAGTCGATATTTATAAAGCTATCAGTAGATTCTGTGAAATTCGAACTTATTTCATTGCTTATAAAATCTTCAAGTCCAGTTGTTCTTACTACTTGACTATTTCCAAGTTTTATAAATCTATCAAATAAGTTTGTTATGTACTTTGCGGTGTAAGTGTATTTTATTCCTTCACCTTCTTTTTGTATTTCTTCAATAGTTCCCCAGTAAACGATACCGCCATCTTTTTTGATTGCGATTATATCCCTAGCCTTTGCTTCTGTTTGTTTCAAAACTACAAATGTTGACGTTGCATTGGTTTCTTCATCCATGTTGATTTCGTATTGTGGTATCTCTATGCAGTCTTTTACTGAAAAATCTTGAAATGAGAATATCCACATAAAAGTCTTGTTTTGATGTATCTCTATCGTAGGCTTAGCTAGTATCTGGATGTCTTTTTGAGCGGTTGCTATCTCACCTAGTATGTTTATGTATTCGATGTCAGCTTGATATACTCCACCAATATTTGGTGCGGTTAGTTCTAGCTCATAGTATCCAGTCTGTTCGTTATAGGTTGCTACATAAGTATTGCCATTGAATTTAATATTCATATTTTTCTCCTATATAGCTTTATAGTATGTAAATATCTTTACTTGTGCTGATTGTATATCGTTATCAGCTACTAGTCTTAGTTCACATGATTTATCTTGTGGTAGTCTTATAACATTATCGTTATTGAATTCTACTACCGATAAATTGAATATGTTACTTGTAGTTCCATCTCCTTCTTCTTTTAATAAATAAAAATCGTTTTCTTTTGTACCATATAAAAGTTTTTCATATGGTGTTAGTGTTATTGTAAATGGTACTTCTTGATATAGTATTCCTTCAATGTATAATTGTATTTTAGGGTTTTGTACGTTTCCGTCTATTCTTACCTCGATTGGTGCTTCTACATGTCCATCATTTACGAATGTCAATGACCTTACTGAATAGTTACTAAATCTTGCATCCCATGTGAAATTCCATCTCATTTCATCATCGCCACCGCTCATTTCATATGTAGCGATGTTTTCTGTGTACCATAAAGATAGCGAATTGAATATTACACTTTCGCTTATTATTCCATTTGTCATTTTTTCGGTTTTGGTTATGCTTTGTAATTGAACATCTTTATAGTATGTCTTTTCTCCATCTGTATATGGTACTTTGTATTCAAATCTTAGACCTTCTGACTTTTCTATAAAGTTTATTATATTTCTGTATGTGTCATATTCTAAGAAATTCAAAGTACCTTGTATCTGTCCTTGTTCTATTTTTCTTAAATTGCTTATAAAGGTATTTCCTAGTTGTTCGTATTCATCTGAGTATGAATAGCCTAGACCAGTTGGATCTGTCATCAATGTGCTATTCTCTATGTCCATTAGTGAATATCTTTGACCTTTATTATTTATCAAATTGAATTCTCTGACCATGTTTTTTTCTCCCATAAAAAGAAGCAGTCTATTGACTGCCTCTTTTTTTAAGTATAATACTTTGCTGGTTTCTGTGATAGTGTTATCAAGTCTATTATTACGCCTATTCCAAATATTCCTAAGAGTAGTCTAATAAGCAAGTCCAAATCTGCGGTCAATATAATTGAATGCTCTATCCATTTCCGCTTCTGTCATTTGTTGAGGATAGAAATTTACTTGTATTGGTTGACTAGCACCAGCTTTTTTCATTGCTTCTGCCATGTATTTTGTTAGTGTTCTGTCTAGTGGTATTACCGCTTCGTCTGATTTGCCTTCGCCTATCATTGCTAGTGTGCTTTCGCTTACTATACCACCTTTTGCTAGTTTTGGTATCTTAGAAATGTTAAAGCCCATGCCACCTATTCCAGGTACCCAGTCTGGTATCTTGATATGGTTTAAGCCATCAATTACACCATTGATGATGTCAATAATAAAGTTGATTGGTGCTTTGAATATTGCTACTAAGCCTTCTACTATTCCTTTGAATATGTTTTTGACGCCTTCCCATGCTTTTTCCCAGTTTCCAGTAAATACTCCAGATATAAAATCTATTATGCCTTGGAATATTTGCTTTACTGAATTCCAGATATCTGAGAAATAATCAAATGCCCCTTTAATAACTGATGTTATTACTCCAGCTACTACTTGTACTACTGGTTTTAGTACCTCTGTCAAGAATTTTACTATTGGGCTTATTACGTTATCCCAGATTTGCTTTACGATGTCGATTAAGAAACCGAACACCTCCATGATTGTTCCCATGATGTCTTTGCCAGTTGTATTCCACCAGTCTACTATTGTACTAAATATTTCTACTAAGAATGGGCTAATTGCATCCCATATTGTTTGAATTACTGACCATATTGTTTCTATTACACTTTGTATCAATGAGCCTATACTTTGAATAACTGGTAGTATGCTTTCTTGAAAGAAACTAACTAAGCCATTCCATAATTCCATTACTTTATTTCTAAATTCTTCGTTTGTATTCCATAAAGCTACGAATACTCCAATTAAAGCTGTTACTACTGCTATTACTATTCCTACTGGACCAGTTAATGCTGACATGACTTTACTTAAACCGCCTATACCACTTGCTGCTTTTCCTACTGCACTAGTTACCTTTGAAAGTGTACTAAATATTGTAGATCCAGCACTTATTAGCTTTCCTACTATTACTAGTACTGGACCAGCAGCTGCAGCGAATAAGCCCACTCTGGTTATTATCTCTTTTGTTTGTGGTGATAGCTTATTGAACTTGTTTATTAGCTCACCTACTTTACCTACTATCTTTTCAATGATTGGCATTAGGCTTTCTGTTAGGCTCATTAGCATTTCTTGTATTTGTACTTTTAGTGCTTGAATTCTACCAGTTAATGTTTGAGCCATTTTTTCGGTTGCACCATAGTATTTGCCACCTTCTTGACCAGCTTGTATTAGTGCTTTACTTAAATCTTCATATGTAACATCCATCTCTTTAACCTCGGCGGTTGTTACACCTAGGTTTTGAGCTAGTATTCCATATACATCAATTCCAGCATATGCGAATTGTCTGATGTCCATTGCGGTTGCTTTACCAGCATTCTTGATTTGTTGTAAGTTACTTGCCATTCTGGTTAGCTCATCATTTCCACCACCAGTTGCAAGTACAGCATTTCCTAATGCGTTTACTACTTGTCTAGCATCTCCAGCACTTTCTCCAGTTGATATAAGTAATTGGTTAGCTCTTAATAATGAGCTTGTATCAAATAATGACTTACTAGCATCTTTTCTGATTTCTGCTACTACTTTTTGAGCTTCTTCACTTGATCCTAGGAATGTTTCAAATGATGTTTCTGTCTTTTCTAGGTCTGTATTAAGTTTAACACCAGCGGTTGCTATTCCTAGTATAGGTAGTGTAACATTCTTTGTTAGGCTTGATCCTATCTCTGATAATTTGCTACCTAGCTTTCCTAAGCTATTACTTATTGATGCGAATGTATCTGACCATTTCTTTGAATTGCTAGCTTCATAGTTTAATTGTTTTAGATATGTTTCAGTTGTTAATATTTCAGTTTGTAGTTTGCGATACTTATCAGCATTATCTTCTATCTCTTTGGCTGTCATTGAACTTTGAGCCTTTTTTAGAGCTTCTAGTTTTGTTGTTACCTCTGAGATTTCTTTTTCTAATATTTTATGTTTTTGAGCTAGTAATTCTGGGTTTTTAGTATCAAATTTTAAGGCTTTATTTATATTTGCTATTTCAGCAGTTAATTGTTTTACTGGTTTACTTACACTTTGTAATGCTTTTTGTAGACCAGAGGTATCTCCACCAATCTCAACTACTAAGCCTTTTACTTTTGCCATATCTTTTCTCCTATTTGAATAGTTTATCTATGTCTTGTTGTGTAGCCATTCGCTCTTTCTTAGGGTTGTTATCTTCTAAATAACAAATCATTATTTTGGCTACATCCTTGTATTCTAGTTCTTGTAAATCTTGCATTGTCAAGCCTATTTTTAAGCAGTTAGCAATAAATCGATGTTCTACTAATCGTTCTATTGCATCGCTTTTACTCTTAGGCATTCTTTTGAGTTCTGTTTCGAGTTCACTATCCAAGAAATGAGTTAACCGCATATTCGGTTACCTCAGCTATCCATGGCTCTGATAAGTTTATTTTTTCAATAGTTCCTAGCCATTCCTCGAAACTTCCTATTTTTGGGTTAGCTGTATATATTTCTATATAAGCTATCTTTTGTATTGCATCCAATATGTCATCTAGTTTTCCTAGCATCATATTGTTTATTTCTGCATCTATTAGTTCTTTTGCTTTTCCTTCTTTTTCTAATTTTAGTCTTAGTTCTTCTTGTTCTATATTGAAATTGTTTATTCTTTGGATATCTTCAAATATTCCAGTATTGAATATTTTTTTGTAATTAAATCTTGTTAGAGCATTGCAGTTAATGTCATACTCTTTATCGCTTATTGTTATTTTTTTCATTGTATTCGTTCCTTTCTTTGATTATACAGATGCAGTTGCTTTTTCGTATACTTGTGTAAAGAATGCGTTGTATACATCTGCATTGTCATCTGTTAATGGTAACACTGCTTTTACAGCTTGATCTGTGCTTCTTGCTGTCATTGTAATGTTTAATGTATCAGTTTGTGGCTCGATGCTTTCTTCTTTTGTATTTGCTTCTGATGATGGTCTTTGAGCTGTGCAGTTGTAGTAAACAACTCTACGAGCTTTATCATCTGTTTCAATTTGGAACATCAAAGCGAATTTCTTGTTTACATCGTTTGAGCTTTCAATTAAAGCACCATTGCTATCTTCAATTTGTCCTAGTACGTCTTTTGCGAATGCATCGCTGATTTGAGCTAGTTCTAAATCTCCAGAGTATCCTTGATTTGATACTGATTGATAGTATACGATGTTGTCAGCATAGAATGGTGATGTTTCACCTTCTGGATCTGCTGAGAATGATACAGCACCTGGTAATGCTACTGGTGTTCCGTATGTAATTCCGTTTTGTGTTTCAGTGATTACTGCATAGTGGCAGTTTGATATACCGAATTTAACTTTACTCATTTTATTCCTCCTCTATATTGAACATATAAGATACTTGCCAGCATTCATCTTGTTGTAAGTAAATCTCATCTGTTTTCTCCCATGGTATGTCACCTAGGATGTTATCTTCTATTTTGTTTTGTGTTACTAAATCTTTGTCTAAGAATGTGTAGTCCATTTGCATTTGATGTATTTTTTTGTATACGATATTATCAGCTATAAAGTTTTCACTTGATACCTCGAATGCTACTAAATGTGGTGGCTCAGTTGGTTTCTTAAATCTACCATATGCATATTTGATACCTTGTTCAGCACATCTTTGTTTTAATTCTGAGAATGTCATTTCTTTATATCCCTTTCTAAGTCTTTTTCAAATTTAGTTCTATACTTATCCTCGGTTGGTCTGATATGTGGCTGTGCATTTACATGACCGCCAGCTCTATCTGTATGACCGAACTCTAATAAATGCGTTAGTTGATAGTCTGTCGCATTGTATACCTTTTTTGATACATAGTTTGTGCTAGTGCTACTTGATATCTTCCAGCCATCTGCATAGTGTCTACCTCTATCTGATGAATGGTCGACTGGTGATATTCTTTTTAGTTCGGCTTGTACCTCTTTGGCTATTGAGTTAGCATTGTTTCTTACATCTTCATCGATGTCCTCTTTGTATTCCTTCAAATACTTTTCTATTTGATTAGCTAGCTCACTTGGTTTAATCGACATCGCCTATTTTCCTCTCGCATATTAGTATAGTTTCATCTACTTTTGTTTCAACTCTTATTATCGTATATGTTGTGTCCATATAGACTAGTTCTTGTTCTTGATTATAGTTTAGTGTACTTATGCGAAGCCTTAGAGTGGGCTTGTACCCACTCTGGTTAGCTTCGTAGTATTCTCTTTCGTAGATACTTTCTACTTTGATTATCGGACATTCCGTTCTTGTTTCTGTACTGGTTTCTACCCCTATTGAATTTGTTGTAAAGGTTTTCTTAATTAAAGTACATACTACGTCTTGCATTTTTATTCCCCCTTATATTCTTCTGATAGGCTTAGATTTGTACATAATAACTTATATGTATTTTGAGCTAGTTCTTTTTCTTTTAGCTCTACATTACCGAAATGTCCTTTGACAAACATCATAATAGTTGCTACTACTAATTCGTTTGAGTTATTATCTACTATGATGCCTTGTCTTTTCATATCAGCTATTCCAGCATTGATGAGCATTTCGATTTCGCTATCTTTTGCTGTGCTAGTTGATACTATACTTAGTGTTTGTTTAGCTGTTGCTAGTAAGTTTTCCATATAAGTTCCTTTCTATTAAACTGATGCTGGTTTTACTAATAAAGCGAATGATTTATCAGCTACTGGCTCTACTGCTACATATCTTCTACCTAATATTCTTACTAAGTCAGCTGTCATTAGTGTAGCATCATCGTATTTCATTTCAATTCCTTCACCGCTTGGGAAATTAGCTAATGCACCATGGTTGAAATCTCCTACGATACCATATACTGCGTTTCCACTAGCTGCTGAGAAAGCTGGCAATGAGTTGTTGAATATTACATCTGCACCTTCAAAGATGTCAGCTGCATAGTTAGCTGCGTATTGAGCATTTTTGAAATCAGCATATGTTAATTTGTTGATTACTACTGAGATGTCTGATGTTTCATCTGATAAGTTAGCAATAGCTTTTGCAATTGTTCCAATTGCTGGTGCTTCTGTTACTTTGTTAGCTGATACTGAGCTATATACTCCGCTTTCATCAGCTTGTAATGTAGCTGGCAATTGAGCAATCTTGCTTACTAATGTGTCAGCTGATTTCTTAGCAATTCTATATGTTAATTCATCATAGATGTATCTTAAAAATTCTTCTCCTCTCATGTCGATTACTTCATCTGATACTGAGATCCATTTCTTAATTGATACTGGTGTTAATGTTACTACACCTAACACTAATTCTTCTTCTGATACTGCACTTTGTCCTTCTGTGTGTACTGATGCATCTGATCCAGATACTTCAAATTGAACTTTCATGTTTCCTTTAACGCTTAAAGCTCTTACTTTACGCATTAAATCTTCTCTTTCCCATGCTGTTTTTACGATGTCATATACCATATCTGGTACTTCTACTACTGCACTATTTCCAGTAGCATATCCTTGTGTTGTTACTAATGCTCTTAGTTCTTTTTCGTCTTTAATTCCTTTTACATAGTCTGCGTATGCTTCTACATACTCTTTTGAATTTCTAAATTCCATTATTTGTTCTCCTTTTCTTTCAATTGTTTCTACTTGTACTACGCTTCTTTTTTCTAAATTTGTAGTATCTCTTAATAGTGATCTTTCTTCACTTGGTGTAATTTCTTCTGGTGCTTCTTCTGTCTTTTCCTCTGATGCTTCCTCTGATTTTTCTTCTGCTTCTTCTACGATTTCCTTAGCTTCTTCAATTATTTCTTCTGGCTCTTTATCAGCTTCTATTGTTTCAACTGCTTCAGCTAGTTCTTCTTCTGTTTCAGCAGAATTGATTAAATCTCTTTTTTCTTCTAAAGTCATTGTTGTAACTCCTTTCTTAGATTTAGGCTCTACCGCCTATTTATAAAAACTCTATTTAGCTCTACCGCATAAAAATAAGCAGTTCTACCACTGCTTACTTTCGAGTATTATAAACTTAACATTGCTATTGCTTTTTTCTTTGCTAGTTCTAGTTTAGCTCTTTTTTCTTTTTCTTCTTCATACTTTTCTTTTGAACGTGCAAATACCTCTGTGCTTTCGTATGCTGGTACATCTACTACTGATACATCGAATAATTTGTCAATTCTTAGTATTCTTCTTGTATCTGTTGCATAGTCCATTTCTTCTTCTGCTACTGTAAACGCAAAGCTCATCTTTGTTAGTAATTCATCTTGTATCATCATGTATAAGTCTTTGTTTTGTGTTGTTGGTATTAGCTTTGCTCTTATTTTAAGTCCATGGTCATCTACCATTAGTTGTAATGAATTGTTACGTGTTCTTGCCATGATTAGTAATTCGTCTGAGTGGTTGTATTTCATGCATACATCACTCATGTCGCATCCATTAAATGCGTTTCTATCTACTACCTCTTTTATCCATCCTAAGTCTGTTACACTATCAAAAACTACTGCGTAGCCTTCTACTATCATTTCATCGTTTTCTGATAATGCTCTCATCTCTGATAGTCTTATCTCTTTTACTGCTTTCTCCATTATTCTCCCCCTTGGTATTGATTTGCGATGCTTGTATCTATGTTATTCAAACTTTGTAGTATCTTTTCGCCTTCTTCACCGCCTAGTGGTGGCATGTCTAATAATTCTCTGGCTTCATCTGTCTTTATCATGCCATATGCTGATATTGTCTTTATTAAGTTTATCTTTTGGTCTAAACTTGCATATTGTAATCTGTGTGTTGTAAAGATTATCTTATGTCCATCTCTTATTGCATTATCTGAGAATATCGCATATGTAAATGCTTCACTTAATTGAATTGATAATGGCTCAATTACACCTTCAAAAAATGCATTCCATTGTTCAGCTGTGTATGAGTTTGTTATGATTTCCTCTGATATACCGAAATAATCATAAATATTTTGATTTACTCTTTCTAGTTGAGCATCGGTTAGTGTTACTGGTTTCATGTCTATTGATTGATAGCTTGCTTTTGTGTCTAATGCACCGATACCGCTTTTATTTCCTTCTGCAATGAAATCTTTTACAAATTGATCACGTGCTTTTTTGATGTCCTCAGCTTTTAGCATTCCGTTTGTAAAGTTTAGGATACCCTTTAAGCTATTTGTGGTTTTGATTGCATTCTTGATACCCTCGCTTGATGTGTGTGCTGTTTCTATATCAGTTTTTAGCACTTTATTTGAACTGCCCCAGTAATCATCCTCGTTGTAAAATCTTCTCAAATGTATGATTTCATTGTAAGGCAATGTATAGCTCTTGCCATTTATGAACTTAAATCTTAGATATACGTTACCGCTCTTATCTTGTAATAGTTTATCTTCATAACTTAGTATTGGATAGAAACCGCTTATGTTTCCGCTTCTATCTTTTGCTATGAATACAAACGCATTATTGTATGTATATAATTGCGATACTATCTTATAAATAAAATCGTAAGTACTCATTATTGAGTTTGGTCTTGTTTGTAATATGTAATTGATGTCACCTTTGATTGGGTGATTGATATCGTTTTGTATATGCTTTGGTGTTAGCTTTGCTGAGTGAGTTGCTATTCTGTCTATTGCAGTTCTTGCTACTTTGCTATTGTAGATATCATTGCTTATTGATGTAAATATTGCATCGTATCCATTCAAAACTTTATAGCTGTTTAGCATTGGCTCTTTTTTCTTGCTACCGAATACTGCATCAAACAAATTTCTAAATTCCATTTTTATTCTCCTTGCATATTTAAGTAATCAGTCATTTTCTCGAATAGTACGCAATAAGCTATTATTAGACTTACCGCACCATCTATTCTGGCTCTTTGTTTTTGACCTTTTACTGGTCTTATGTTATCGTTTTCATCCCTCTTTACAGCAGTATTGCATAGACACCATTTTAATACTGGGTTGTTGTTGTAATTGACTTTCTTTTCAATCAAATCAGCTTCTAATTGTTTCATAGGGTTTGACATGGTTTTTGCACCTTGTCTTACCTCTAACATTTCAAAGCCATATTCTTTCATTTCTTCTATCCAGTAGTTACTATTCCATGGATCATAACCTATCCATAGTGGTGCGATATCGTATTCGTCTTTCATCTTCAAGTACCATTCTGTTACTTTTGTGTAGTCTACCTTTGCACCTTCACATATTGTTACAAGTCCACGTTTTTCCCATAAGTCATATGGTATCTTATCGTCTTTAATCTTGAACTCTAACCTATCGCTCGCTATAAAGTATTGTTGCGATACGTATTTTATTCCATTCTTGACAATCATTAGGGTTGCACATGTTAAGTCAGTTGTACTTGATAAATCGACACCGCCTATTGCGTAGCTGTCTTTTATTTGTTCCATCTCGTATATATCTGTATTATCTACTATGTCAAAGGTTAGCCATTTGTCTTGTTCGTTTTGTCTGACATTGAAATCTTTACATAGTAAATTTACAAGCTCAGTAGGGTTGTTTTTAGCTCTTTGTACTTTATCTCGTAAGTCCTTGATATTTTTTATTGTACCAAGTCCGAGGGTTAGCCTTGTACCAGCTTTCTTCATTTTGCCATTCATCTGGTTTGTCTAGTTCGTATATTACTGGTAGGATAGTTTCATCAATGGTTTCTCCTAAGCCTTCATATGAAGCTATGATTTCCGATGCGTAATCGTATTCATTATCGAATACACTCTCTCGTATCGTTCCCATTGTTGATGTTTCTATTAGTAATGGTTGTTCTCTGGCTGACATACTATCGTACATGACATCTAGTAAGTTTTTATCTTTCCATGCATGCACCTCATCAGCAATTACAAAGTGAGCATTTAGTCCGTCTAGTGAATTGCTATCACTTGCTAATGCCTTCATAAAGCTATCAGTTCTATCGTAGTATATTCCGCCTACTAGACATCTTATTCTTTTGTTTAACTCTGGTGATTTCTTTATCATCCTTTTGGCTTCATCCCAGACTACTTTGGCTTGTTCTCTTTTGGTAGCGACTGAGTATATCTCAGCACCGCCTTCACCATCTTTTGTTAGCATAAAATTAGCAAGTCCGCTATCCATAGTTGACTTGCCATTCTTTCTGCCTATAAAGAATATTCCTTTTCTATATTTCCTTGCACCAGTGTCCTCATCTATGAAACCATATAATGCTTCTATAAATGCTTTCTGGTATAATTCTAATTTTAGTGGCTTACCAGCCCATTTGCCTTTTGACTGCTTACAGAATGTTTCAATAAACTTTATCGGTAGTTGACCTCTCGCTTCATCGAATATGTAAGTGTGAGTTTCATTCTCACCAGTTAGCTTATTGAAATAAGTTACTTGCCTTGGCTTTTTTATATCATTTACTAGTTTTTTATATACTACCTTGATTTTATGATTTGTCTTAGTAGGGTTTTCTTGTATGTATTTATAATATTGTTCTATGTACATAATTACTCACCGAAACTATCAAAGTCATCCGTATTTGGATCTATCTTAGGTAGCATATCGTTTAATTGTTTTATTACACTAGTATAATTCTTGATTGTTACATTGTATGCTTGCAATGCTGGGTTAGCTCTATCTATATCATACTTGCCTTGACACATTTTTGTTACTACACCGCCCTCAACTACTTTATCTTGTAGTTCTTGTAATGTAGTTTCCATGAACTTTGCCTTGTCAAGCAATGATAATGCTAAAATATTGCCATCTTGACTAAATATCTTGTTAAGTTTGTCTAAGTCCTTAATTAGCTTAGGTTGTTTTTTAGTTTCCATATCCATCTCACTTTCTAGGGGGTTTTCAAAAATTCCTACGAATTTATCGAAAC